GGTTGCGCGGCTTTGAAGCACGAGCTTTTGCAATGCTCTTGTCGCGAGCGGATTGAGCAGCACGCTGTGCTTTCGAGGGTTTACTATTTCTAAGCATCGTTTCGGTTTTGGGGCGCGAATTTTCGGTTCTTAGATGAGTGATTGAGTGTTACAATTAAACAAATTCTTGATTGAATTAAATTCTTTCTTCTTTCTTGTTTATTTTCGTGAGAAGGGGCGCGTCCGCCCAATGCACGAAACACTCTAGTAAACCTGAGCTTAGCTGTTATTAGTTTAACGTCTGGAGTCAGCTCTCAGACAAACATGGCTTACTCTTCCTGCTTCTCCCACCGAACAATCATTCGGTTTCTGAACTCATCAACTTCAGCCTGACTGGCGAATTTGGGTCCAACGGAGATTTTCCAAGTGCGAGGATCCGTGGTAAGCCGTTTATTTCCAGACTTTGAAGGGGAAGTTTTGAAGTTCTTCTTCCCTTTCACTTCAGAAGGAGTTTTGACTCTCTGCTCCTTCTTAGGCTTCAATCCAGTCTTCTCAAGAATTGGTTGAAGCAGGCTGGCTTCTGCAACGATAGCTGGTAAGCTTCCAAAGGTAATCGTAGCAGGTAATTGCTCGGTGGGGGTAACCACTTTTTCCTCAATGTGAACAATCTGATCACCGAGTACACAAGTGGAGCTTGGTTCAGGATCCGGTTTCGACGCGGTGCAGAGCGGGGCAGCTAACAAAAGCTGCGCATCCTTCGTATATTCCACACTCCAGATCCATTCTTGGAACCTGTCGAAATCGAAATCTGGAATGGACGCACTAAATACGTCCATGAACCAGCCCGAGTCCTCATTGGGCCAGTTGGAATCAATCTGAATTCTACCTGCCCAAGGCATCAGGACTCCCTCCACTCGCTCTCCAAGCAGTGAGTGGGCGATACGAACTATCTCTCCAATCACTGGTGAATTGCGATCCATTCGATAATAGCCAGAACATCTTTCTGCAAATCGTTCGAGTGGATGAGGTAGGAATGCAGGACCAACCCACAGCTTCGAAAGAAGTCTCGATGGGTTGGCGAGAGAATTGGGGTCACCACTCCAGACATCTGGTCCGAACTGGCGGTTAAGAAACTCCACTCCAATCTCTCCGCGGTAAACGATTTTAATCTTGTAATCCTGACCGAATATCTCAGCACTTGATCTCAATGCTTCTGGATCGATCTCACCTTCAAGACTATCGTCACCGCCATAGACACCAAGTCGCGCCCAGGCTTCATCAGGAGTATGCATTTGTCCTGTGGTTGGATTTATTGTACGTCTCCAACCACAGTACCCGATGAAAGCTGAGTCAGTAGAATTCATGTCTGAGGTCTCAGGGGACCCAGAGCCACGGGTATCACCAGTAGCATATTTCCTGCCTTCAGTGGTTACTCCGGGAATTCCGACTTGCTTGTCAAGCAGCTCATTAAGCTCCGCATGATAACGACGTTCGAATTGTCTCAACAAAACAACTCTTTCGAAAATGCGAGCATTACGATTCACGTGGCCGTCAAAACGACTCGCGTCCGCTGGAACCGCATGCTTTGCGTTTGAGACTACATCACACACTCTTTGTGCGCATTCAATAGGCGTATATCTGAATGCATACCACGGCTGTCGGGACATGACATCACCATGGAACGCGTACAAGTAAGAGCTATAAGATAGCTTCACCTGAGGCGTTAGAGTTGATATACATCTCGGATCACTGGGTTTTACAGCAGTTTCTTTCTTCACAAACGCTTTAATCATGGTCTTAAAGAAAGAACCAGACACAGAGGCCTCATCTAAAATGTGGCGCTGTGACGGGCGATCCTGTCTTCTCTGGACTTCATCGAGTTCTAAGGGCATTCCTAGATGGGGAACAGGTATGAGTCTCTCTGCGAACTCAGCCATGTAACCAGCTAAACTGGGCGCAAGGGTAGGTGTAGGGCGAGAAGTGAACTTCTCAATTCTGCCAGCGATGCATCTATCATCGCTAGCGATTGAGGTGGCGTAGGCATAACAAGGTCCAATAAGTGGGCTGCCAAACGCCTTCATGGGCACCGGTGCATCATGATCATGCTTCGCAAAGTAAACAGGCACAACACATTCTGATGGGGGATAGACCACCGGCGGGCTGGCGGGAATTCCTGCCCTAATGTAGCTAGCAACAATCGCAGCATGTCCTGGATCTAATCTATCCATGGGCAATCCTGCTGCATCAGATGGCGCAATATTGCTCGCGACCATCGCTGGGGTGATAGGCACCTTAGCGACGGAAGCAACCGCGTGAGCTGCGTCAAACTGTGATTTTGGTAAAGTTACACTTGTGTGATCTCCACAAATTGCAATGCTTCGATACAGTCCAGTCGGCTTAACCACATCCATGACAACATGTCCGTTGACAACGGGTTGTAGACGCTTCAAAGGGGATCCTTCGATGACAGCACTTGTCGGAATAATCGAAGGCATCTCAAAACGGCCGATGACTGTCAGCATTACTAACTGATGGTGATCATGCAATCTTTTGCGGTCCACATGATAAGCGACAACTGTTCGCTTTGTGAATGAGCTGATCTCCGCAAGGATTGTGTCTCCTCTAAAGTCCCAAACTTCGTGTTCGTACTCTGCGCCTCCACTAACGCGGTACTGAACACGGTTATTCTCGAGGAACCGAAAGGAAAACTCTCCTTCTGAACAAGCTGATGCAGAAGGTTGGAACGTTGAAATAAAATACGTTCCGGGAAACCGGGCAAGAAGATTCGGCATGTCAATATAGTGATCAACATCTACTAAAACTGCCGCTTGGTTGACAGGGTCGAATGTAAAACCTCTGGCTTCGACACCTAAGTCTTTAATCCAGTGGTAACTTCGAGCTCCTTGTCTGTTCTTCCTCACATCCGATGCAGACATCTGGATGTAATAAGGCTCTTTACCAAGACTCATTGCTGCCAAGGCTGCGGTAGCACTACCTGCATTTCTCTCAGCGGCGCTCTTGCCGTGTGTATGGTTGGGAGTCGGCTTAGCTTTCACCAATGGCATCTCAACAAACACTTGTCTCTGCTGGGAGGAAGTTAACACATCAGACTGCAGAGAAGTCGTGATGAGCTTGGTCGCATATCTCGAACCAATGGGCGATTTTAACCATGAATAGTGCATCACACAATACATCTTAATCATGTTCGAAAGGAGAAAAGTCAAGGAAATCCATCGATTCGCTCTGGCAAGTCTACCTTTCGGGGCTAGCTTTCTATCATAGACTAAGGAAATCAGACTTAGGATAGAAAGAACAAGGTTCCAGGGAAGATCGATGTTGAATTTGGTCTTCCGTAAATTGGCCTTATACGCTTCAGACTGGATAACTGAGGGATCTCGCTTCAGCATCATAAACAAAGTCTTGAAGAATTTAAGGACCATTCCCATCTCAACTATGGAAAGAGCAGTAAAGGCAGCCATCAATGGAACAAAAGATGGTGCATGCTGTGCAGTGGCTGAAACAATCAGTCCACTGAGTGTGGGTTTTGGAAAGAAAGTGGCAGATAGTTCTGTCGCCACACTGCGAATAGCTTCGGGTACATAGGGCAGGACATTAGTTGCTACCGCAACGCCTACTGAGGGTAAACTTGTGAAGCGTGCCAAAAGGCTTGACGCTC